AACTGTCATGCGTGGCTGCAACCACTGTAAAGATGAATTATACCATTACTGGATTGTTGCTGGATGAATCGGTGGACAAGTCGCGTGTGGAGGAAGATTTCAAAAAGTTGGTGCTTACCGTTTACGGTGTGGCGAAAAACGAGGGGATACTTCGATACAATGATGTGCGCCCGCTGATAACTGCCATTGATGGAGTGGAGGACTTCGACACATTCCTGATAAATGGCAAAATGAGCAATATCAAGTTGGAGAAAGAAGAATATCCGGTTACTGGAACGATTGATTTCAGAAGTTAGGAGGACGGACGATGACAGATGAAGAATTGGAATTATTCCCGACGAGCGAGAGCGCCTTAAAAATGCTGTCCTATGTGACACCCGGATTTTACGATAAATCGTATGTCGGCAAATGGATGTTTCAGGTCATGGGGTTGGAATATGACAAGGCTTTGAAGCTAGCGGAGGAATTACCGGAACAGTTTTTCCCGGAAACAGCGACCTGGGGATTATGCTGGCATGAAATAAAATGGGGATTGCCGGTGCAGGAAAATCTTTCTTACCAGGAGCGCAGACAAGCGATATACGAAAAGAGAGATTATCATTCGCCAATGACACCGTACATTATGGAGCGGTATCTGGAAAATGCAACCGGATTTACGGTACATATAGCAGATTGCCACGATGCAGGACCATTGAAGTATAAGCCGCCTCACCCGAATGTATTTAAGGCTTTTTTCAATGGCGATGGCACGCTGGATTCAAAGAAAGTCCGAAAGCTGATTGATAAATTAAAGGAATCACATACAACATATTTTGTGAATGACTATTCGATGTTCGAAATTGTGTTTTCTGAAAAATTCATGGTCAGCAATATAGGGTTGCTATTCAAAATACCGTTCTGGAAAGCTCGACGGTTTGATGGTTCCGAGTTGTGGGATGGTTCACATCTCATGGATGCGGCTATCGAATATGAAATGCGACTCGGAGTGAAATACAAAGAGGGCGAATTTCGGATTGCAGAAACGTTGGATATTGAGCGAATGACAGCGAGGGCGAAAGTTCCGCTATCAGAAAAAATGCATATTGAGAAGCAGACTGTCAGTGCGAAAGCATTTAACTGGCAGTCTTTGTTTTTTGATGGCTCTGTTCCGATGGATGGAAACTTGCTGATGAATTATTGCAGAGCAGACAATAAGACTACGGCAAATATCAAAATACCGGTGGCATCCATTTCTGAAAGTTATGGAAATGCTACCTGCACAGTGAAAAGGAATCTGGCATATTTTGATGGTTCATTGAAAATGAACGGTTCAAGATTGCTTAATTCATTAAACAGAAAGGAGACTATCTAAGAATGGCACAGAATGTAATTATTACAAAATCAGCCAGAAAGAAAATGGTACAGGCAAGAGCAGGAGCGATTACACTTCCTAAAATTGTCGGCATGGCATTTGGCTCTGGAGGAGTAGACAGCGCAGGAAATGTTATTTCTCCGTCTGAAACACAGACAGCACTGAAAAAGGAACTGCTCCGTAAGCCTATCAGCGGCTATAACTTTATCACAGAAACCACATGCAGATACGAATGCACGCTTGGAGAATCAGAGCTTGCCGGACAGTATATCAGTGAAATTGGGCTGTATGATGCCAACGGCGATATTGTTTGTATCAAGACCTTTACCAGAAAGGGAAAGGATAACGATATTGAAATGACATACACGCTGGATGATGTTTTCTAATCCGGCAGAGAGGAGGAAACCATGAAAGCATACAAACCGAGTTCCGCTACCTACAAAGACAGCATTCCGATAGTGGAAACAACCGACACAAACCATGCGGATAATGTGAACCAGGCACCGAAACAGCTCATTGAGAATGACATCGCATTAAAAGAGCAGATGGACGGATATGGATTTTCAGTTGTCGATGGCACGTTATGCGTAACCTATGAAAGTGAGGAATAAAAGAGATGAGCAAAATTACAGAACCGATGCTGTTGGATAAAACCGGTCAGCAGTTTCTTGGATTGATGGAGAAACAGAACGAATTACTCACAGCGATTGCCAGTGGGTACAATTACAAACCGACTTCCATTGCAGATGTGTTTGCAGTGGTTCAGTCAGGAAATGCAAGCCAGGTTTTTAATTATGGCGACCAGATTATTTTACCATGGACCGACAAAGCAACCGGAAAAACATATGAGTGTCCGCTTGATGTGGTACATTTTGGAGATGTCACACTTGCGGATGGCGAAACTGTACCGGGAATGTTGGTACAGTGGCATTATGCAACGCCTTTTGGCGTGCAGTTCAACCAGTTCCAGGCGTTTAAGTATTGCGAGGAGCAGTTACCGGCAGGAACCTACAATGTCATTATCGGTGATACCTGGGGAAATAACTGCGTAAAGGGTAAAACATACCAGTTCACGCTTACGAAGCCTGTACCAGCGAAAGGACAGCTTGCAGGATTATACAGAGCACCGGATGTCAGCCCGAGCGAATGGAAAGTATATTCATTCGAGAGCAATACGGCAACAGACCCTATCGAAACTGTAGCGATGGTGGAGGGAACAGGCGGAACCGCCCTTGGTACATTATCTTTCAAACCGACATCGCCATTGAATGGATTGCAGAGCACAGCTTACGGATATAACCGTTGGGCGCAGAGTGCTATGCGTCAGTGGCTTAATTCCGAAGAGGCAAACGGTAAGTGGTGGACACCACAGCACAATTTTGACCGTACACCGGACCAGCTCAAAGAAAAGCATGGATTTCTTACCGGATTCGATGAGGAATTTACAAAGAGATTGAAAGCAACGAAAGTATCCACCTGGAAGAACACTCTTACAGACAATGGAGATACGGACGGTATTGAGGTAACTTACGATAAAGTGTTCCTGCCGAGTTTGGAGGCAATGTCAATCAATCCGCAGAAAGCTGGCGAGGACGATGTATGGGAATACTGGAAACGTGCATCCGGTATGGCGGAGAAAATGCAGCAGTACAAGACTTATCCGCAGATTCGTACATTTGCGATTGAGAATCACACTTCGCCGCAGTCCGTCCGCCTGCGCTCGGCTTATCGGGGCGGCTCGCACAATACGTGGTGTGTGACCTCCGGTGGTAGCGTCGGCGTCAGCTACGCGTACTGGGCTAGTCGCTGCGCTCCGGCTTGTTGGCTTTGCTAATCGAATAATCGTTTTAATCCCCGGCACCCACGGATGCCGGGATATTTTTTGAAAGGAGGAATCAAGATGGCAGTACCAGAGGGAGAAAGACGACCATGTAAGATGGACGTATTCATGCACGAGTTGGACCTTGTGACATATACGCTCCAGATTACAAGAAATGAGAAAATATTTCTTCCAGAATATAAAGGCTGCGTTACGGACGATATTGTGGAAACCGCAAAGAATATTTACATAGATTCATGGGACGCAAACAATATCAGAGTACAGAAACGTGGCGATAGCAACTGGGAGGAGAGGAGCCGTCTACAGTTAAGAGCCGCAAGAAATTGCAACAGGCTTTTAGCACTCATAGGCATCGCAAAATCCTCGTTTCACCTGAAATCAAAGCGTGTCAAATACTGGGTTGGTAAAGTATTAAAAATCCGGGGAATGATACGAAACTGGAATGAAAGCGATAGTGAACGCTATGCCGTAAAACAACGGAAATAGTGTTTATTATACAGGGATGAGGACTGAAACGCAGAACGTCCGCCTGCGCTCGGCTAATCGGGGCAACTCGAACAATACGTGGTATGTGAACTCCGATGGTAACGTCAACAACAACAACGCGAACTGGGCTAATCGCTGCGCTCCGGATTGTGTGGTATTTAGGACATACGGCTGCCTCACAGAGGTGGTGCTCCGACCAATCTAACACAAGGAGTTCTTATCCTTGCCGAATGGCAAAACACCACTGTAGCGATGCAGTCAGCCCTTGAAAGGACTGGTACTGCTATATACGTTATGGACAATAATTCAAATTACGTGGATAGAGAAGAGATAATCGGTTTCGATGCCTTGTACGATTCAATGATGAAAAGTAAGAAAGGGGTTACCTGGAAAGGTTCGGTTGCTCATTATGTGCTTAACAGCATGGAGGAAACTTACAAATTGAGCGAAGAGCTTGAAAAGGGAACCTATAAAGCAAGGCCGACAACACAATTTAAGATAACATCACCGAAACCCAGGGACATAATAAGTACTTGCTTTCGGGATAGGGTATATCAGCGGAGTTTGAATGATAACGCTCTATACCCGATTATGACAAAACAGCTCATTCGTGATAATTGGGCTTGCCAGAAAGGAAAGGGAACGGACGATGCAAGGGATAGAATGAAAATATTTCTGCAAAGGATGTACCGGAAATATGGCACAGATTTCTATGGTTTACAATGCGACATTCATGGATATTACCCGAATATGAGGCATGACCTTACAAAAGAATTGTTCCGGGATAAACTGGACGATTGGCTGTATGAGCAGACTGCAACTGTTCTTGACGGACAGTACGCAGGGGATGTGGGATATAATCCTGGCAGCCAAATGATACAGATAGCCGGTATTACATTTCTAAGTGAGTACGACCATATGATGAGGGAGCAGACCGAAGCCGAGGATTACGGCAGATATATGGATGATTCAACACTGTTCCATCCATCAAAAGAATATCTGGAAAACCTAAAATTGATAAATGAGAAATACCTTGCAAGCAGGGGAATGGAGTACAACTCGAAGAAAACGAAAGTATTCAGCATTAAAGAGGGCTTTACATTCCTGGGATTCAAGTATCGGTTGACGGATACTGGAAAAGTTATCATGACAGTCAGCTCGGAGAAAGTCAAAGAAAGGCGCAGAAAGCTCCGTAAGCTGGTGAGGAAAGCCAAAAGAGGCGAAATCACAAAGGCGAAAGTAGATGACTGTTATCAAGCATGGAGGAGCCATGCGAGCAAAGGAAATTCCTTTCACCTTATACGCCGCATGGACAAATTTTACAAGAGTTTATGGAATGACCAAGAAACGGAGGTAACTGACAATGAGAATTAAGCAGATGGACGGCAGTATTTATGATAGCCGGGCGAATGAAAACCTGCGTGCAACAGTTGCAGAGCAGGCAGCCACGATTGATTATCTGGCTATGATGGCAGATATTGATATTCCGACAGAAGATAAAAACGAAATGGGAGGCGTAGACGATGAGTGATACACAGAACATGGAACAGGCGCAGGAAGTACAGCACAGTCCTAAATTTGAGGACATCAAAGGTTACCATGACAGCGGTTTCTGGAACGCCGCCATGGTAAAAAATGCTGTCAAGAAAAAGAGAATCACAGCAGAAGAATATACGGAGATTACCGGAAAGGAATACCAGTAAGAGGAGGGAAAAAGCAGGTGCTTTGCAGAAGTCCACCTGGCATAATGCCTTATGAATAAAATATCGATACCGCCCTTGTCAGAATATTACAACTTTGACCGGTTGGAGGATGCGGCAAGGGAATTACATCTGAATACAGAAGAGCAGGAGAATGAAGAAAAATTATTCAACCTGCATAACCATTTGATATGGCATTCGTACCGTCCTTTCGAGGATGCGCTTACGGATGCCATTTTCAGTGTTGTTATTCAGAAAATAATTGAGGATTACAACCTTACTCCGCAGGACGCACCGGCTGACTACCGGGATTTGTTGGAGTGAGAGAAAGGAAGTATAGGACAATGGATTTATTTTCATTAGCCATCGCCATAGGGATTCCATCGGCAATCACAGGTTTTTGCTTTTGGTGCTTGGAACACCACATGGAGAAGCGAGAGGAGCGGGACAAGGAGGAACGCAAGAAAAGGCAGAAAGAGCAGGACGAGAGGGAACAGGCGAGAGAAAAGGGCGAGCTGTGCATCATCAACTGCATAAATGCCTCGCTTGCGCTCGGAGAAGCCACAGCAAAAGCGGTACAGCGTATCCCTGATGCGAAATGCAATGGAGATATGCACGCCGCCCTGGATTATGCTCAGAAAGTGAAGCATGAACAGAAAGATTTCCTGAACTCCCAGGCTTTACATCAACTTTACTGATTGGAGGTTGCGGAGTGAGGAAAAGAAGAGTTACTAAAAATAAAAGTAAAGCCGCCATTCTTTGGATGTGGGAGCATACCAAAATGATTGTGAACTGCCTGTCGGTATTGTATGTGCTGAACTGGCTGTATTCCCTGGTCGTGATTGTGGTTGCGATAAAGGAAACCGGGCAATTCAGCTACCTAGATACTCTTATAAGCGAAACGAATGAAACGTTCCGAATTGTGGTGGGGGCGAACATAGTCAAAGCAGGTGTTGAAAACATATTCAAATACAACGATTTTGGCGGCAAGGGTTCCCGGTATATGGGGACCAGTAACAGTGAAAATGAAAACATAGAAAATGTGGAGGACAACAGAGGATGAATGACATTATTTTTGAAGCATTAAAGTTACTGATTATGGTTTGCGTGGCTGTGATTGCCAGATACGTTATTCCTTGGCTTAAAAGCAGAATCGAGCAGGATAAGATGGCAGCCATCGAAAAGATGGTTACACAGGCCGTACTATACGCGCAGCAGGTACTCACATCAAAGAGTGGAGCCGAGAAAAAAGCTATTGTTACTGACCTGCTAAAAGAAATGCTGACAGCAAAGAATATTTCCATTACTGATGAACAGCTTAACATTTTGATTGAAGCGGCTGTCAAGCAGATGAAGATGGAGGAAAACGCAGGAATCGTAATCGAAGCAGTAGACGAACAGACAACAAAAACTGAATAAAAGACAGGAGATGATACCATGTCGCTCAAAGGAAATAGCAATGAAGAGCGCATCTGGAATTTTCTGATAAGCAAGGGGCTTAATCCATTTGGTGTTGCAGGTTTGATGGGAAATCTGGACCGAGAAAGTGGGTTGAGCCCTATTAACTTGCAGAATACCTACGAGAAAATACTGGGATTTACGGATGATACCTACACAACATCCGTAGACAATGGCGATTATCAGAATTTCGTACATGACAAAGCAGGATACGGCATTGCGCAGTGGACGTATTGGAGCAGAAAACAAAACCTGCAGAAGTATGCGCAGGAAAAGGGAGCCTCCATCGGTGACCTGGAAATGCAACTCGAATTTCTTATACAGGAATTGAGCAGCAGCTATAAATCTGTGCTGAACGTGCTGAAAACAGCAACGAGCGTTTCCCAGGCATCAAATGCCGTACTGCTTAATTTTGAAAAACCGGCAAACCAGGGAAGTTCCGTACAAAAAGAAAGAGCCGAATGCGGACAGAAATTTTATGACAAATATGCGTCTGGAAAAGGAGGAACATCTATCATGGGAAAGACGATTACAACAGGATGGCTTTCAGCCGTTATCAATGGAATTAAAATCAAATCTGATTTGAGATGCAACCCGGATAATTACAGCAGCAGGTCAAGCAGAGATGCTTCATACGTGACTATGCATTACACAGGAAATAATAAGGACACAGCAAGGGCGAATGCAAACTATTTCGGTGGAGCCGGAAGAAATGCATCCGCCCATTTGTTTGTGGATGATACGGAAATCTACCAGAGTGTACCGTTAAATTCTGTAGCATGGCATTGTGGAGCGCAGACATATAAACACGCATATTGCAGAAATGCAAACAGTATCGGTATTGAGATGTGCTGTACCGCCGGAAATTATAAGATTTCCGAAAAGACTAAACAGAACGCCGCATACCTGTGCGCGTATATCTGTAAAATGCTTGGCATCAGTGCAGGCGAAGTTGACAAGTATGTACTCCGTCACTGGGATGTTACAGGAAAGAATTGCCCGGCACAGATGGCAGGAAGTAACAATGCTGAATGGGTAGCATTCAAAAATATGGTAAAATCCATCCTTAATGGTGGAGGAACCGGCAACAGCACTTCCGGTGGAACGCAGACAAAGCAGATGTACAGAGTGCGTAAAACCTGGGCTGATGCAGCGAGTCAGAAAGGTGCATTTACGAGCCTGGAAAACGCAAAAAAATGTGCTGACGAAAATAAGGGTTATAGCGTATTTGATTCCAACGGAAACAAGGTATATCCGGCATCGGCAAATACCGGAACGTCATGCAACTATGTGGTAAAAATCACAGTTGATGGATTGAGATACAGGGACAATCCTGGAACCAGTGGAACAAAGGTACTGGGATATTTGAAAAAGAATTACAAATATACAGTAGTGGAAGAACGCACTGTAAATGGCGTAAAATGGGGCAAGCTGAAATCTGGCGCAGGATGGTTTTCGTTACAGTCAGAATATTCTGTACGCTGTTAATGCTTGACAAATAAGGAGAACGGACCTCTCTATCACACAAAATGTGGTGGAGGGGTTCTTTTTTTATACTCGAAAATATTATGCATATATGGTAGACTGTAGAAAAAGCCAGGAGGTCTAAGAGGAATGAGAAAAAGACATTTTTTATTATTGGCGTTTGCCATAACTGGTCTTGCCCTGAACGGATGTTCGGG